AAATAATATTTACTAATGTGCTTGGGTTGGATTTTTTTCCGCCCAAGCCAGCAGTAAAAGAAGTACCAGAGTGGTATAGAAATACACCAGAGTATGTTGGTGACCAAGGTAAAAAAATTACTCAACCTGGCAATACAGTACATACAATTAAAAAATGTATACCAGTATTTGATGCTATAACTGCTGGATATATTCTTTATACTCAGGTAGATATACAAGTATCAATAGCAGATAATTTACCTTACTATACCTGGTCAGACCAAGGTGCTATTGCTTTTCATCCAATAGAACAAGCACCTTTACATCCAGCAAAAAATGAAGCACCATATCCTAAGTGGCAAAATCCTTATGCGATTACTACCCCACCTGGATACTCAGTTTTATTTACACAACCAATGCACAGGCAATCTGTATTTACTATCCTTGATGGCATAGTAGATACTGATACATATAAAGCCCCAGTTAATTTTCCATTTGTACTTAATGATGTTAAATGGGAAGGGATAATACCCGCAGGAACTCCTATGGCTCAGGTAATACCTTTTAAACGAGAGTCTTGGGAACACAAAATAGGCTCTGATAAAGAAAGACAAGAGCAAGAAAAGATAACTAGAAAGTTAAAGACCTTGTTTTTTAATTCTTACAAACGACAATTCTGGTCACGAAAGGAATATAAATAGTGGCAGACACATCCATAACCCTGTACAGAGGTGCAGCAGCAACCTCTAATACAACGCTATACACATCACCATCAAGCATAGCAGTAGCCGTAACTAACATTGCTATTGTTAACGACACTTCATCTGCTGCTACTGCAACGATTAACTTGGCTACCATACCATTGTTATCAAGCATTTCGTTGCCAGCCAACTCTACTCAGTTCATTGACCTAGAGCAGATTATTTACAATGGTGAAACCATTACTGGTTCTGCATCTACAACTGCAGTTGACTTTCATATTGCAGGTTATGAGGTTTACTAATGGGAAATAGATTCCTAGTTCCTAGCACAACACCAGGGCAAGAGGGTGGTATGACATTACTGTCTACTACTACATTGTCTGGTGCAACTGTAACTATTGCTTCAATACCATCTAATTATGTTGATTTAAAAATAATTATAGAAAATGCAAGACCAGCAACAGATGATGCAAATGGTTATATGCGATTAAATGAAGATACAAATACACGATATGCTAGCAATTCAAGTTTTCAAGCAGAAAATATATCGTTTTCATCAAGCACAATTGACCTTGCTACTAGCATTAACGATAATACAGTTGCTCAAGGTTTATCAATAATAACAATTCCAAATTATTCAAATACATCAACTTGGAAAATAGTAGACCGTTCTGTTTTAGGAAATAGTTCTACTACAACAACCAATTTTAATTGGTATAAAAGATTTTCTTTTTACAATCAAGTTAGTGCTATTACATCTATTACTCTTTATCCAAGTTCAGGAAATTGGACTTCTGGAACAGTTAAAATTTATGGAGTTAAATAATGACTAAACCAATAATTCGTATACACGATATATCAACAGATACAGTTATAGACCGTGAGATGACTGACGAAGAGTTTGCTCAGTATGAAGCAGACCAAGCAACCCAGGCAGCACGCATTATAGCAGAAGCAGAAGCCAAGGCAGCAGAAGAAGCAGCAAAGCAACAAGCATTTAATGATGCCGTAGCAGCAGCAGTTGCTGCAGCATTGGCTGCACAACAGACACCTGCTAGTACAGCAGAACCAGTAGTAGAAGAACCAGTAATAACAGAAGAATAACTAGTTAGGGGACACAATGATAGGAAAAAATGACACAGTAGCCCTTGGTTGGTGTGACAATGGCACAACTGATGGCAAATTTACAGAAGGATTAACAACAGCAATTATTGCTGGAGCGCCTAATGGTATGGTAATTAATACCAGTATGCGAGTTCAAGGTAATCAAATTGGTAGACAACGTCAAGTATTGTTTGACCATTGGGCTGACAAAATTAAAACAGACTGGTTACTATGGGTTGATTCAGATATAGTATTAAACCTAGATGCTATGAAGTTGTTATGGCAAACAGCAGATAAGATTAATCGTCCTGTTGTTAGTGGTGTTTACTTTATATCTAAAGAAAATGAAGGCACATTGATGCGCCCATTTCCTGTTTTGTTTGACAACGTAAGTGAATTCCAAATTAAATATCATCATCCACTACCAGAAAATCAAGTACTTAAAGTTGACTGTGCTGGTTTTGGTTTTGTATTAATGCACAAATCTATTGTGCCAAAGATGCGTGAGGCTAACCCTGGTAAGGGTATGTTTATGGAAACTGGTGATGGTCAGGATGACCATTTTATTGGTGAGGATATTATATTTTTCCGCCGTATGGCTAAAGCAGGAATACCATTACACGCCCATACTGGTGCCGTAGTTAAACATATGAAGCGATTTAGTCTTGACTATGACTACTACGCATTGTATTGGGCTAATGAACATTTAAAAGAAAAATTAAAGGAACAACAACAGCAAGGAGAATAAGTGGCTGGTCGTGATATTACCGAAGGTCGTGCTACCCGAGCCATTGCGGTTGATGTAGGTGTAGTTGGTAATCAAACAGTTTGGCAAAATACAGACATTGCTTATGATACTGCGCTTGGTGGTATGCCGTTTATATATGCTATTTCTGATGCACGTCCTTATGTCCGCCAGACTGCACCGTATAGAAAAGAACAGTTTGATAATCAGACTGAACCTGGTGAACAGTCTTTAACTGGGTGGTGGATAAGAAGCCAGTCCTCATTTCAAGATGGGACTGGCATTACTTTTTATGACCCTGCTTTAATTCCAGGTGAAGGTACATTTAGATTTGCAGATAGCAAAGGTGTAAATGTATGGACAGAAGGTGAAGTAACCCTTCTTAATAATACTGCTACTTCTCACTATACAACTGGTGTTGTTCGTGCTAATGGTAAACCAAGTCAGATTGCTCGCAGCATTCAATGGGCTGGTACTAATGGCATACTACTAGTAGATGAATATGATGTTGACAAAATTGCAATAGATGGAACTGATACTCATTTTATTAACTATGCTGCTGGTACAGACAAACCAGTTTATGCCATATGCGATGATGGCGTTAATGCTTATTGGGTAACTGCAATTTTAGATTCAGGTGTAGACAAGACTGCTGTATATAAAAAACCTTTAACTGGCAGTTCAGCAAGTACTGCTGATGTAACTCTTATGTTTAGTAGTAGCACTATTGTTGCTAATGAAGCAACTATGGAGTATGTAAAAGACCGTATTATTATGGCGGTTAATAATAAAATTTTTGAATTTGCTACAACTGCTTCTTCTTTACCAACTGCAGTTTATACCCACGCTAGCACAAGTATAGTATTTACTAGCGTTGCTGCATCTGGTACTGCTATATATGTATCTGCTTTTGAAGGTATCCAGTCATACATTTACAAGTTTACTTTAAGCACAAGCACTGGTTCTATGCCTTCATTGACCAGCGCTATTACTGCTGCTCAAATGCCTACTGGTGAAAAAATATTTAAGATTGAATATTACTTAGGTTATATGTTAATTGGTACTAATAAAGGTATCCGAGTAGCAACTGTAAGTGATGATGGTTCTATTATCTATGGACCTTTAATGGTTGAGACTAGCCAACCTGTATATGATTTTGCATTTAGAGATAGATTTGTTTGGGCTACTACAGGTGTTGCAGGCGAAGGCGGAGTTGTCCGTATTGATTTAGGAAATGATTTAGGTGGCTTACGTTTTGCTTATGCTAATGATTTATGGCTAGACAATGGAGTCACTGGTTATGTTACAACTTCCTGCGCTTTTGCTGGAGAAACAGACAGACTTGTATTTGTTACTACTGCACTTAATCGTGGCACAATTACTAATAAACAACTTACTTCTAACGTAGCCACACTTACTACAGCCTCAGCACACGGACTAACAGTTAGTGATAGTATCTGGATAGAAGGTGTAGATAATACATTTAATGGTCAATACACAGTTACCGCAGCCACAACTACAACATTTAGTTACACAAAAGCAGCAACTAACGTAGCCTCAACAGCAGTTACAGCAGCCACAGCCTTAGTTAATGAAACAGGTTCTATTAACATAGAATCATCTGGCACTAAAATAACTGATGGTTATATACAAACAGGTTTTATTAGATATAACACATTAGAACCTAAAAATTTTAAACGACTTATTGGTAGAGGTGATTTTACTTATGGGTCTATGACTTTAGAAACTGTAGATGCAAACAATACTGAATATGATGTAGTTACTTATGATGCTACTGTTGGACCTGTTGAAGTAACAACTACTCAACCAGCAGGTGCACAAGAGTATCTTGCATATAAATTTATTCTTTACAGAGATGCTACAACTAATAGCCTTGGTCCTGTATTTAAAGGTTATCAAGTAAAGGCTACTATTGCTACACCGCGTCAGCGAGTAATTAAGTTTCCTGTCTTTTGTTATGATGTTGAGACAGATAAGTACAATGTAATGGTTGGTTATGATGGTCGTGCTAAAGACCGTATTGCTGAACTAGAAACCATTGAACAAAATGGTGACATTGTAACTTGGCAGGATTTACAAACTGGCGAATCACGTCAGGTTGTAATTGAACAAGTAACATTTAGCCGACTCACTCCACCAGACAGAGGATTCTCTGGCTATGGTGGAATACTAGATATAATTATAAGGACTGTATAAAATGACACCTGCTGACTGGGCTGCTTTAGCCGTATCAATAACAACACTACTAGGCGCAATTGCTATGGGAGTAAGACATTTAGTTAAACATTATTTGTCTGAACTCCGTCCCAATGGTGGCTCAAGTGTTAAGGACCAAGTCAACAGGCTGGAAGAAAAAGTAGAATTTTTAACAGAGTTTGTGATAGAAGCATTCAAGAAATGAGGGACAATGACTGTTGCCAAGAAAGCCACACCTGCTGCAATTGCTGTGCTCCGTCAAGCGACGGCATTAAGACCGAAGCGGAAGAAAGCAAGCGATGGTCTACTACCATCTGCTGCCCACCTAAAGAGTAGTCCTACTTCTGACCATAACACTGGGTATGCAGTTGATTTAACTCACGACCCAAAGAATGATATTGATTGTTTTGATATATATGAAAGATTAAAGTTGGACTCACGGGTTAAATATTTAATATTTACTGGTAAGATTTGGTCAGCCAAGAATGGCGAATCTAAATATACTGGAATCAATCAACATAATAAACATTTGCATATTTCTATCAAAGATAACTGTGGTAATGATACATCACCTTGGTTTCCTTGGATGGGAAAAGCAAAGACACTCAAGAAAATGGTAGCGTCAATTAAGCCTCTACCAAAAAAGGAGAAATAATGAAAGACCTAATCGCTAAACTAAAAAGCAAAAAGACTAAGGCAGCATTTAAGTCTTATCTTCGTGCAGTTCTAGCATCAGCAATCACTATGGGATTGGCATTGGCTGCAGACCTTGCACCTGAATATGCGATTCTCATTGGCTCTATAGCAGGACCTCTGGCTAAATGGGCTGATAAGACCGAAAGAGAGTATGGTCTAGGCGCTAAATAGATGCCCTTAATTAGCCTTTAAATGCCCTTTATAGGCACAAATACCCCCCAACCTAGTAGAGATACTGGCGAGGGGGGTCTTTTTTGTTGCCTTGTTTCTTACTTAATACTTACTTTCAAGTAAATAAAAAAGGATAGACAGTAATTGCCTATCCCTTTTTATTATCTATTAGTTTCCTTGCCTAATAGATATCTGTTAGTTTTCCCCTTACTAACAGACTACTCATTAATTGCAAGATTATGCCAGTACTCTGGATAATCGTGTGCATTATAGAATACCACTAAATCTCTTTCCTTGGTATCCCATCTGGTATGAAAGACTGGTTCCATTCCTGCTAGTAATCTGGCTGGTATAACACTGATGCCATCTGTATATCTGAATACTATTCTATGATATGAGTGTTCATTATCTGTATATGGTGGGGCTATCATCATCTGTTGTAATTTATTAAATGGAAATATTGCTGGCTTACTACTATCTATCTTGAGCCATTTAACTTCTAGGTCGCCTATGTAATTCTCTCTACCGTTGCCCCATTGTAGACATATATGAAAGTCTGAGAAATAAAATCTAGGTGTTGGATATAATTTCCAACCTTTAAAATAATCCTCAAGCGCAAGTGCTGCAATCTTCTCACGTTTACCGTCAGCATTTACCTGACGTATTGGTTCTAGTGTCATTATCCGCCCGTCTTGTAGAAGCCTGTGCCTTTAAAGATTACTGCTGGTGGTGCAAATCTTTTATTCATTTCAACCTTGCAGGTTTCACAAGATATTATGTGGTCAGTATACACTGAAAAAGTTTGTTCTATTACTACATTACAAATAGGACAAGAAAATTCATAGGTCGGCATCAAAATCCTTTGGGGTAGGTAGTGTAACCATACTGCCACAACTAGCACACTCAGCATCCAGAAAATAGAAAGCAACTTCTCCATCTACAAATCCACCCAGCATTACAAATACCTCACAGCCACATACACAGATATCACCAATAGGTGTATCTCTTAAATCCATTGCATTGCTATAGTCAATACGACTAAACAACTCTCGTATATCTTTACTCTCACTCATTGTTTTCATCTGCCTGTTGTACATCTTCATCAGAGTATGCTCTCCATCCACCTAGGTTTCTTATCAAAGAGTTGATAGCCCGTTGGACTTTCATTCTTGCACCATCAACTGATGTACTTAAATCCTTTGCTACGTTACTCCATTCGTTAGAGTCTGTGCTGAATTTAATTCTAAGTACATTCTGTTTAGCCTCTGTTAGTTTGTAAAAAGCATTGGCTATATCTGACCTTAAAACTAACCAGTTGTTACCATCTGTAACTGATTCTGATTTACTTACTTTAAAGTTTAAGTCTTTAATTTTTGTAGGTATTTCGTAGGATTCTGAAATAATACTAGGTAGAAATACCTCAATCACAGAGGCATCATAGTAATAAAGGTCTATTAATTCATAGCCAACTGTCTTGGCTTTTTCTTTTTCGCAATATTTTATTGCTGCATTTCTAAGAGATTTTGCTATTAACTTGTCTCTATCTTTCTGTTCTAATGCTGACCACTCTTTATATTTTGCAGGGTGAGTAACAAACCATAGCCATAACATTTGTTGAATATCTAGTGCTTCAACCATAGGATATTTTCTATGGTATTCATTAGATAAAGATGCTACTAAAGCATCGTACTCGGCTATGTAATCGCTCATCAAGTTGTTTCTTTAATCTCCGATACTGGTACACGCCAGCCATCTATCTGAGCATCAACATACTCAGGCTTCATATAATCATTAGCATTAAAACTTCCGTATATGTGTACAGATGAATAGTATTCTTCATCTAATACCTTTACACCTACAATTTTTTTATTAATATCTTTGCGCCAAAATGGTATAGAGTCACGGGTTCTTACAGTTCTAATCTCAACATTTCCAACATCAGGTATATTTTTTCTATCCTTGTGCAATTCATTAGGATACCAAGGCACAGACCATTGAAGATTATATTTTTTTGCTACTGCCCATTCGGCTATATTGGCTCTGATGTTTGCATTTATTTCTGGCTCTAGTCTGCCAGTCTGTTTGCCGTATGCGTAGTTAGGTCTATCTATTGAGCCGAACTTAGTTAGCCATCTTTCAACGGCTAATAAAGTGCAGACTCTAACTTCATCCTTTGTTAGGTGAACTATCACGATTCTCGCCGACACCTTCCCATTGACCTCTTTGTACCATAAGTCCTATTATGGCATAGTTTGCTAGGTCTTTCAGCGTATCCTCTATAGATTCGTAGTTCGGCGTGTTGTTTCTTTTGTAAAACAAATTCTGTAGTCGTTCCATCTTGTCGTGCATACGAACCAATAGCCCATTCATAGGACCGCCAGGTGCGTGGGCTATGTTGTATGGTCCGTAGTCTTGATGTTTTTGAACCATTGTAATTTTAAGTTCTGTAATTATTTCATCTAAATGACTAATGTCCTTCATTTAATATATCCTTCATCTTCTGCTCAAATTGAAGCATTGCATCTTGTACTAGGACTTCTTCTACTATTTCTTCACCATCGCCTTGAGATGCTGCTACTAGCACGTTGGCTAGCATAGTTAATAATACCTGAGCACCATCTGTATTTGTCTTATTGGTTTCGTATATGTCTCTTAATGCTGAGAGTAAATCTATGCCTCTGCGTTCTGATACTGGCAGGCCAATTATTAATGGGTTTTCTTTTATATAACCCCAGACTCGCTCCATTTCTTCTCTATCCTCCCAAGCATTTTCTGATTTTGTCATCTAAAAATTGTACTCCTTCCTGTATCACAATGCTATTTACATCGTGTCCTTCTGGCATTTGAACTATGTTTACGTTGCCTAACTCACGGCTAATCTTTTTACCAAACTCTAGTCCTGGGGCATCACCATCTGCTAGAACTATGACTACTTCAAAGTCATCTAGTATCTTGGTGTAATACGGCTTCCAATTGTTAGCCCCTGGTATGCCTACTGCTGGGTGATTTGTTTTGACTGCAACTGTTACGCAATCTATTTCACCTTCGGTTACACATATGTATTGGTTTGCTGTCAGTACTGCTTGTGCATTAAACATTGTAGTTTTAGCACCAGGTAATCCTATATATTTAGGGTCCTCACCGTGGATGCTGCGAAAGCGTAAGTCAACTACACCTGATGGTGTTGTGTAAGGTATTACTAACTTACCCTTGTAGCCTTCGTGACCTGGTAATGGATTGTCCACTACTCCTAAATGAAACTTCTTTGCTTCTTCTACCGACAGACTCCGTGTTGCCAGATAATCTGTGGCTTGATGTATGTGCTGGGCGTATTCTTGTGTTGCCTGTAGGAGAAATTGCCTCTGCGAATTTGACAGCCTCACGATAGTTACCTCCTTCTCTTTGCATAATTAAATCATAGACATCGCCACCGACTCCACAACCGTGGCACTTGAATCTTTCCTCTGTAAAATTAACACCTGCTGATGCGTGTTTATCTGGATGAAATGGACAGCGCATCTTTCGCCAGCCACTGCCCACAGCAGGCAGGCTGGCGCCTATATGTTCTAAGTAAGCAGCAATGCTGTGCTTATCCATAGTAACAATCCTAACAATTCTTGTTGTAAATACATAAACAAAATAGTAAATTCATTTAACAAGTTTCAATGCCCTTTCTTTATTATAATGTTTTTTTACAATTATTAAAGCCATTTCGTATGCAAATGCTGCTGTATAATGTTTATCTTCTGTAGCATAATCTTCTTGTCCTTCATACATTATTCCTAATCTACGATGTGTAAGAATTTTATTTTCTAATTCTTCTATAACTTCATCAATTACTTCTACCATTTATAATCTCCTTTATAAGTTCTAACCAAATTTTGGCTGGCATAGTTGCATACCATTCACCTACATTACCTTTGTTCCTCCGTTTATGTAGGACTGTACCTGTCCAAGCACCATCGTTTTTCATTTCTATTTCTAATTCTGCTAGCCAACCAGATAAATCCATCTTAGCGTGGTTCTTTATTTCAATAGTGACTCCTGGAACTCCACTAATATCGCCTTTATCTAGGGTTGCTCCTGCTAGTCTGCGGTCCGCATACTTAAAGCCATTAGCCTTAAGCCAAGCAACAACATCTCGTTCTGCTTGACTACCTTTGCGTTTGGCTGCACTACTCAAATTTTAATTTCCGTATACTGTCTCTTGCATATATTTAACTTGAACATCATCTAGGTACATATTGTCTGGGTTAAAAGCAAGGCTGACATAATTGTTACCTGTCTGGTCTGCTCGTCCATATCTGTTCTTGACTGGGGCTACACAGAGATAGGTCTCGTCTCCTTGTTTCATTTGTCCGATAGTCAAAACCATTGCTGGTATCTGATTTACTAGACCTTGAATAGCATTACGTGGCTGGCAAGGATAGCCATCAAATCCTTCTTTAGTATGGTGCAGAACTAATACTGCTGAGTTAGTATCTCTTGCAAGATACTTTAACTCTTTCATAGCAGCACGCATACCTTGGAATTCTTCGTGTCCATCCATTGCTATATCCATCAAGTTATCTACAACAATAAGCGTAGGACTTCTACCCCATACAGTTTCAAATGCAGATACTTCTTCATCTAAATCTTTTAGTGTTGGTGTAGATTCAAATGACCAGAACAAATGATTGTTCATAACCAATACTTCTTCTGCTTGTTTTGGGTCACGCTTTAGTAATTGTTCTGCTGCTTGTTGAGATATATGACTATACATTGCTACTAATCGCATAGCCATA